CACATACAGATGTATCCTTATTTTCAATTTTTGTAATCGCTTTCTGTATTGAATCCATTATAGACGCATCGCATATTTTTTCTGGTTCTGAACCACTCTTCCTACCAAGATCATATACTCTATCTACTATATGTTTTTCCTTTTCTGATAATGATTGACTGATATATTCCGCAGCACTCGTTCCTTTAGTTTCTTTCAAATATTTATATAAATTCGCACAATCTACTGATTTGGCATCACCAGTTATAACGTTTTCTATTAATTTTTTTAATTTTTTCATCACAAAATGAGATGTACCTGGTATAAAACCACCAAAGAATGAACCGGCACCTGTTGCTGAACTCGAACATAAACATAATGCGACTGTAGCAAGTAATGCAGCTGACATTTATAGTAACTACTTATTTTTTTTCATTTTCTATCTGATTCATCATGTACATAACTGGAATCATTTGGTATATCTTTTTCCATTCACTTTTGGATTCTTCGTAATACGACTTAGGATCCTTAAGTCCTTCGTTTATAATTTCGTTTATCTTTTCTGTGTAGAACTTGATTTCTTCTAAACAGAAATTGTAATACGGGTCGTTCATTATCTATTCTAAAACGCGTTTCTTTAATTATTACTTTTTAAATGATTTCTTACCTCTTCTGGTGTAGGTAAGATACTTTTCTTAGGCTTTGGTTGTTCTAATAATTGTTTCGCAAATTCTGACGAGTTAGCTGGTTTTTTACGACCACGTTTTGGTATACGTGGTCTATCATTATTTTTGATAGCCTGTTGACGTCTAGCTTCTCTATTCTCAATAGCATTCGAATTCGAACCCATTTATTATACGCGTTTATTTTTTTCTTTGCTTTAATGCTTTTTTTCCGGCATTATTTACAGCTTTTCTCTTACTTTGTTTAGTTGGTGAACCGTGTTTGAGAACCGCGAAATGTTTTAACATGTTACTTAAACTATTAAAATTAACACCTTGTCTGAGTGGATTTCCACGGTTCGAATCGGTTTTTTGTTTTTGTATAGGCGAACCTGGTCTATAATTATTAACCATCTCGTTCGTGTTTAATATTTCATTCGTATTCTTTTGTAAATTTTTAGACGTTTGATTACGTTTAGTAAAAGTCATTTAATATACCCTGATATTTTTTTATATGGTCGCTATATACTCCCATTGGAGATCGTTACATATCTTATTCCATATAAGATCCTGTTGATACAACTTTTCCTTAGACTTTAGAAGTGGGAAATACTTTAGGTACTTATCTTCACTCAAAAGTTCGCAAAATTTATAGAGGACGTACGAGTAACTTAAAAAGTTTTTACGTTCACTCGGACAATTATCATCGAACGGTTTTTGTATATCCTTGAACATTATACGTAACCGTTCTTCGAGTTCTTGTGGCATTTTAGGAGGTGATATACCACTGAGTATATTTGTAATATACGGTACGTGTTCGTAGTACTTATTAAGTTTTAGTTTTTTTAAGAGACTTCTAACTCGTGCGTGTGTAACTTCATCGAGTGATTTAATTTTTATTTTCTTTAGTTCGTTTTGTAACTGTTCTATAACTTCGGTTGGTATGTTAGTGGTTTCTTGTGCCTGAAACTGTGATAACCATTCGTTAAAATGATTTTCTCGTTTATACGAATAATTTATAATTTTCTCAGACGTTTCCTGTTCTTCTCTATACGTTAACTCTTCACTAATTAAACACGCTATTATCAATCCGCAATTTTCACAAACAAGATCACTCGTATCAGTAAAATGGTACACGCGACTCTCATGACATTCAGGACACGTTTCCGCTTTTTTCATAACAGGTCTATCCACATTCATGTTTTCAACTTCAGCGAGGTAATCATTGAATATATCCTTTCTCTGTAACCCAGACGTTTCTTTACAATTGAAAATGTTATCTGTAGATACTTCCTTTTTATTATCATCTACATACTGATTCATATAAGGTAAACATTTCATTATATAATCAGACATTTCAGTTTCGTAGATGGATTTATTACCAGGATCATCTTCTATCTTTTTTTTCCACGTTGTAATCTTGTTGTTATATCGGCTTAAAAAATTACCTTCCATATAATAACTAAATATAATGATTATCAATCTTTTAACTAATGTTATAATTTGGGTATACGATTGTATAAAATTTATAACATCAAAACCAGATTACCTTATTATAGATCAATCGTTAGAATATAAGATAGATAATAACATTATACCAGAGGAACTAGATGGATTTTGGGAAGATGAGTGTATAGACGAGTGGGATGGTAATACAGAAATGTTTTATAAGAATTTAACCAATATAGATTATAAAAATATAAATGTACCAAATAATGTTACTAAAGTAATTTTACGTATAAAATATTGGTATAACGATAAAATGTATAAATTTTTAACGAACGATTTAAATCATGAATGGCCTCCAAAACAAACAAATGGAATAGTATTTAACATGCCAATTGTAAGCGCACAACTTTTAGATTCCGATGATAAACCTGTAAAGGATGTATTAAACAAAATAAAAAGATACGCTGGTCCAAGAGGAGATTTTTACGGTGACAAAACTACAAAAATACGTGACATGTTATATTACGACGATGAAACTCTTAAACTTGATTATCCAAATATCAAATTGAAGAGTGCATTAGGTATGATTAAAAAGATAAATACGGAAAACGGGTGTATTATTGATCTTCGGATACCTTAGTTGCGAGATAAAATTTTAGTTCACCTAAATTGGCAACATTATATTTGAGTATAAGAAACCTGTTTTTCTCTTCTTGCATTATTTGTACATTTGCACACATACTCGTCGCTTTAGTAAATATGTTCATGTACCGAAGTGAATAAATACCGGTTATATTTTGACTCTCTTCCGTACATTCAATTATAGTTTCTTGATCTGCAAAATCACCCGCACAGTGTAATCTTAAATTTTTATCATACCTCGATATTTCTATATCATTGCCTATGTTATACATATCTCTACATATTCTTTGAAAATCTGAAGATAACATGGGAGTTATCGTGGTCATGTTTATTTCAGGAACTTCTATTTGATTTTCATTAATATCTAGAAGTTTTAGTGAAAATTTAGTAGACGTTTTTTTTACTTCACTGTATATCTCTATATCCATAAACTCTTTCGAATTTATAGATATTGTAAGAACGTCGTTATTTGATATAGATTTTAATAATTTAAATGTATTAGATACATTCACACCAGCTATAATTTCACTATCACAATTATATTTTTCAAAATTATCACCCGATAAATACATATCAACAAGAGTTGTTCTTGCTGTGTCCAATGTTACTATATACATACCATCCGGTTTAAAGTATATATTAACATCGTTAAGTATGTCCTTTAAGACTTCAAAAGTTGATTTTATTGCAGTAGCCTGTACTGTAACTAACTTCATTTCTATGAAATCTAATTAATTCTTTAATCCTGTTTACTCTGTGAATTATACGCATCGTTTACACTTCTGTTTATTTTTTCTTCTAATTCTGCAGTCATAGGTGGTTGTAAAGATGTACCATAATCATCTATACCAAACATTTCATCGGTTCCTTCACCATCTAACGTCGTCATTGAACACGATCCAAACCCAACCATGTCGAGTTCCTTAACAGGTAATAACGATTCGAGCCAATTTTTTATTTCGTTACCAACAAGAAATTTTCCATTCTTTGTTAACATTGTTGGTACTCTACTTATTTTGCTTTTAAATTGTGGTGGTACCCCCAGTTTATTAATATTATGATACGAAACAATTTTTTTAAGATTTTCATGTTTTTGAATATAATTAATAATATCTAAACTATGATTACACTGTGGACTATATATCAAGAGAGACATTTTGAAATAATATAGTAAAATAATTACGCCATTAAACCACAATTAAAATAAAAATTAATATTAATATGAACAAAGTTGTTTTAATTGTATTGATATTATGCGTTATATTATCGATGGTCAGGGTAGAGAAGTTTAGTAACTCTCCATCGGCTGATATAAATGATGAAGATATAGACATGTCAATGTACAAAAAGATGGAAGATGTAGATATTACAAAAGATCTCATGCAGGAAATGGTTTTACGTACAAACGAGGAAGTTTCTAAACGAACTGGTCTTTGTACATATATAATTGAAACTATTTCCGCTGATATGTACGAAGCTGTTGCTCCTGAAATTAAAAAAGACGGCGATATTAAACTCCCTGAAACAAAAGCTATTCCACAAATAGGTAGTAAAATATGTAAGGCAATGTTTATGGTCGTAAAATACGGTAATAGTGGGTACGATTTTGGTTTCATAGTATCATCTGTAATTCGTGTAATTAATACAGGTCCAAGGTATGAAACTACAAATCTCGATGAAATCGCCAAAGATACAGAAAAGGAACTCAAACAAAGTATAGACAGTCGTATAGAAAAACGTGACTCGTTAAACGAAATAGAACAAAATCGTCTTACACGTGATATAAAAAAATATACACAAATTCAAACCAATAAACAAAAATATGTCGGTGATAAACCAAAAGTTGCTGTATTAACATTAAGAAGTCAACCTTTGAATATAAAAAAACCGAATAATGAAAGTATATTTACTTCGAATATACCACACAGTGAATTTATAGATTATTCACTCGTCAGACAAGGTGAAATAGAATATTTGAAAAATAATAGTAATTTACTCGTCGAAAAAGAAATATTAGATTCACAATCAATGTATGGTAATAAAGATAAAATCGTTACCAAACCAAGTGAATAAAAAATATATTGTATACACTAATAATCATAAAAACATACCTGTTTTTTTATGACTATTTTTTTTTGAAAAACCCCAGTTTGAAATTTCTCGAAAAACGGGCCTTAAAGTGACCGTAAGGGGGTACATAAAATATTTTCTATTTTTTTTAGAAAAATCCAGTTTGAAATTTCTCGAAAAATGGGCCTTAAAGTGACCGTAAGGGGGTACATAAGATAATTAGCGGTAAAAAAATAAATATGGTTTAGATATATTTTATCCATAAACGGCTATTTTTATTTTATGTACCCCTTTAAGGTCACTTCTCAGTATGTTTTTTTATCTAATTTCTCTCATGTATGAACTCACTTTCAACAAAAAAGTATCTCCCATGACAAAACCAACTTGAAATTTTTTTTAAAAAGGCCTTAAAGTGACCGTAAGGGGGTACATAAGATAATTAGCGGTAAAAAAATAAACATAGTTTATATTTAATTTAATGGTCAGGGGCTATATTTTAAATTGAGTAATATTTTAATAAAATATTTAAAATCATATTGTAATGATCAGTATTGATGAGATATCTCGTATAGCTGAAAAACGTAAAAAATTAAGAAAAGATACGTACATAAAATTACACGAACAAATATCAAAAAAAATACGCCAATCTGTTGAATTGGGTCATAAATATGTGTTTGTGCAAATACCATCATTTGTAATGGGTTATCCACATTTCGACAGGACAAAGGCTACGCAATATATAGTAAGACAGTTTCAATTAGGTGGTTTTTACGTCCAGTATGTCGGTGAATTTGAAATATGTATATCATGGAGACCGAAGAAAAAGAATAAACAAAAAGAAGAAAAACCAGAAGAAGATTTTGAAGATTTCCCAACACTTGTTAACTTGAAAAAGACAGCAAATAAATACAGGGGGGCGCGATAATAATGTCTCATAAAAAAACCCACTTTATCATAAATGGACAACCTTAATATATTAGTAGAAGCAAAACGCGAATACCTCGGACAGCTTTGTATATTGATGTGTCCGGTTATGATAGAGACGTTTGAAGAAATGTATGAAGAGGCTTATAAATTATCAAAGGGAAGAAAAGTTCTCGTAATGTATCAGAAATTATTAAAAGAAGTTCCAAATTGGAGTGATGCCATGTCCAAACAACACAGTGATAATATTGCTAACAGATGCGCATGGTTCAATGATTTATTAGCGGCTGTATTCGTGAGTTGCGTTAAAATTTTATCAGCTGTTCGATTGAGTAAAGATAATAAAAAGATTTCCCTTAAACTTCCAACGAATGAAGTTTTTATTCAAATGTGTCATAATAAAGTTGCGGAATCCCTATACAACGATCCTTATATATACCACGATTCTCAAAATGAACACACACGAAATGATAAATTATTTGAAAGGTTTTCTATATGTATCGAGAATTCCGTGAAGGAACTTATACCAGTTCAGCAAATATTACAAACTTACATGTCGCAACAACAAGAAGGACAAGACCTCGATTTGGGTGAGGCGGAAGTTGGTGATTCTGAAGATCCAGATATCATTGAAGATAATGGTATGGAAGAGACGAGTAATGACCCATTTAGTGGTGAAGAGCAACCAATGGGTGAAGAGCAACCAATGGGTGAAGAGCAACAAATGGGTGAAGAGCAACCAATGGGTGAAGAGCAATCAATGGGGGAACAACCAATGGGGGGACAGTCAATGGAGGAACAACAAACTAATAATTCTTTTATGAATAACGAATTTAAAACTATAAATACATCACCGCAAATGCAAAAACCAATACAACGTACACAGGATGAAGATGACGTTTTTTTCCCGGATGCTGCCGAAACTCGTCAAAAAAACATCATGTATAAGTAAATGGAGTTTGAAGATTATTTAAGAGATCCAGCTTGGGCGGGTTTAATCGCCGGTTTTATAACAGCAGGATACATACACTTTAAAGCAAAACTTAATAACGAAGGTAAACTTGCAGTCAGTGCATACACCAAACCAGCGGCACTTGTCGCTATTTTAGTATTTTTTATTGTTTCTAACGGATTAGGTAAGAAAGAGACTATCAGTACAGAACCATTTTAATTTCTAACTTAAAGATATCAAACATAAGATATATACAAAATGGCTTCTGTTACCGCATTCAATGATATGATGGGTCAATTTCTTGTGGAATTGCACAAGACGTTTCCAGAAGAAAAGAGATTAAAAAAGTGTTTATCGGCATTCGATTTGATGAAAGAGGCAAATCCTAAATTGGTAGTAGATGGTTTCATGAATGGTGTAGCTCCATATACAGAACAGATTTCATCTAAAGATGATTCGTTTTTTATTAAAGAATCGAAAAATCTTGATTTCATGAAAGGTGTTGATTTAGAAAAGCATTGGGATACGTGTTCTCAAAACACGAAAAATGCGATTTGGCAATACGTTCAAACGTTGTATATGTTAGGTACAACTATAAAATCTATACCAGAAGATACATTATCTATGATTGAAACCGTTGCTAAAGAATGCGCGGATAAAATGGGTACAGGTGAAAACGGTGAATTGGACGAAGCGGCTTTAATGAAAACCATGCAAGGTATGCTAGGTGGAATGTTGGGTGGTAAAAAATAAACTCACTATATATAAATGACTTCTTGGTTTGAAGACCCAAAACAGCTCATTCGGACAGATAAAGTTTTAGAATTTTGGCCATCGAAAACGCTCACACCAGAGGAGCGAATTAATGCTACAGCAAGATTTATAATTTATGCAACGTGTTTAATATATCTTATTAACCGTGATATACGTATATTTGTTTTAGGCGGTACAGCTTTGGGCGTTTTGTATATAATGGAACGTTCTGATATGGTAAGAGAAGGTTTACCAAGAACTGCGCATGGTAATGTAGGACAACCATGTCAATTACCTAGCCAGGACAACCCATGTGCTAACGTACTCATGACTGATTTTTCTGACAGGCCAGATAGACCTAGTGCGTGTTATGCGCCAACAGTTAAAAATGCAACAGATGCTTACATCACAAATGGTATAAAATATGGTCCTTCGCGTTCGCGTTCTTCGTTACCACGATTCCAGAGAAATGCTTTAGCTAGACAATTTACAACTACATCAAATTCATCTTTAGGAAACGACCCATATTACCAGTTTTTACACGGCGAAAAGGGTCAAAAAACTTGTAGACAAGATCCACGATTGTGTGATCCAGATTCCAGAGGAGTTCAACTCGAAGCTTTCGCTGGTTTACAACCAACAGGGGATAGGAGATAGATGTTCGGTATTATCAGCCTAATTTTACATTATATTCATCATTAGTAGATACTCGATTTGCTTAAACAAAATCTTAAGTAATAGTAAATGGCGTATCAACTCCAACCAGGAATGAAAATGGTTACCGATAAAGCGGTCCCATCCGTTTGTGCTACTGAAGAAGTCTTTGTATATCCTCAGCCCAGTACTTTGAATTATGGTTCATCTAGACCAAATACCATGTTATACGGAACTGCTCCATACATGGCCGGTAAAGGTTCTCCATCTCAACATATAGAAACAAGTGACGCTCTTCGTCCACAATCCACATCTCGTTTTAACAAAGTATTAGCGAAAACATACGAACAAAATTTACACCCACTTCAAAATGTTGCGTGTAAAACCCCTCTTAGAACACGAACATATGAACCATCGAGTACTCGTGCCGAAGTTCAAAATGGTTTGTTTCAGCAAAGATACCTCAATAAAAATGTTAATAACAAATAAGAATGGCTGACCCCATATCCATATTGGCTATAGCAGGACTCGTTTACGCTGGTCGTAAATTAAGTAAAACAGATAATGAACAATACTCAATCGAAGGAAATTCCATCCAAGGGCAAGAAGAGGTTAGACCACCACCAATCGATGATTTGTACAGTAGAGACATGACAATAGAAGATTCATATTTGGGCGCACCATCGCCTTTAGTTGAACCTGAATATACTTCCAAGCAAGAAATGTCTACATTCGGTGATATTTCTCCACAACAAAGATCATCTGGTGGGGAAGTTTTAGATATGCGAAATCGCATGATGTATGATGGCGGGAGAATGAATAATCTTTCACCCATAGAACACCAAAATGTTGGTCCAGGTTTGGGTGTAGACCCAAATGTTCCAGCGGTCGGTGGTCATCAACAATTATTTAGAATTAATCCTGAAAATGTGGGTGCTTACAGACTTACAACTTTACCAGGACGGTCTGGTCCAGCCTTTGATTCCAAGGGTGGTAGACGAGGAGTTGCGGGTGAGATTGGGAATAACAGACCCGAGAAAACATCGTTTCTTTTTGGAAGACTTCCACCCGTTCCCGGGCGCGCACAGGGCATGTCTGGTAGAACAACAAGAGGAGAACACGAACGAACGAAACGTACAACAAATCGTTCCGAAACGGGTACCAGAACTGACACTTTGAGTACAGCAGCACCTAAGAGAACCGTTTCTTCATTGACTCGTGCTGCGGAACCAACACGAAACAAGAAGGATGGTAACATTGAAGCTTATTCGTATTCCAACGCACCCGCACCAGGTATCCACAAATTCTCTCACGGATACTTGAATTCTCCATCTACTAAAATAGGGGAAAAACGAACGTATGGTGATAAATACACAGTTGAAGAATTAAATAAATTTGGTCTCAGGCCAACTGATAGAAGAGGTAAGGCGAGTCGCCCAGCGGGACCAGGTCGTATGAATGTACGCGCTGATCCACTTAATCAAGGTGGGATGGTAACAAGTGTTCGTTCGGATACTACACGTGTAGACGGGCGTGTTAATTCAGCAGACGGTGGTTGGACTCAACAATACAGAAACAACGATTATCACCAATTCAATGCGTACAAGGGTATGGAAAATCCAAACGCATCTTCATCTGGTTTAGGATTAGTAAAACGTCAACTTGCTGGTAACCCATTGTCACATAACCTTTCGTAAATTAAAAAAATAACGCAAAACACTCATTAAAATAATGCTCCTATATTTTAATGAAGGTACATACCTTAGACATAGATAGTGGTGAAAGGGATCCCGTTTTTTACCCAAATCCAGCAGACTATGTTGTTTCTTTAAAAACTCCCATTTATAACGTCACGAAGATATCCATGATATCAGCGCGTATACATAATAGTCAGTATTTGATACACGAAAGTAATAATACTTTTACTTTAAATTCAGGTGGTAGTGATTATGAAATAAGTATACCTAATGGTAACTATAACGGTACAGATCTAGCTTCTAATGTTGTAGCAAATTCGAGTAGTAAGATACAAACATCATCGTTTAATAAAGATACAAATGCGATAACTTTTACGGCAAATAACCCGTTTAGTTTTAAGTTTTACACAGGTACAAATGGGTATAGTAAAACTGATGTGACTGGTAAGACTACGCCTCATGATATACTTGGTTTACCATCTAACGATGTAGCATCTACTCAATCACCACCTTATACACTCGAAACTGGAAGTATTAATTTACAAGGTGCCGATGGTATTATTGTTAAATTAAGCAGTGGTTCTGATGAATTTAACAAGACTATATTTTCCGAAACACCTTTTTATACGGGTAGAATACTCATGTGTGGAGACGTAATTAATTATTCGGGTGTAGACGACGCTGTTGAACATAATTTCGATAGTGGTTCTCAAAAGACAATATCGAGTTTACGTGTACAATTTTACTATAGTAGTAACAATAGACTCATACCATATGATTTTAGAAACGCAAATCATATATTAAAACTTGCGGTAACGTGTTCTACTGATAAATTTGTTAATATACCGAGATATAGACGAGACGAGACATTACCAACACCTATGGAAATCCCCAAAGAGTTTGAGGATGTACATAGTTGGGATTCTTTTATACCAATATTTATGGTAATTGCAACTGGGTTATTTTTACTTGTAATTATAAAAAAACCAAGTATCAAACTTAGCGAGTAACCGCGAAGATTGGTTGTCCTGGTTTTCTGACCTTCTTGGACAATCTAGAGACAACGATGAAGACAACGATGGACAAGAGTGTTGTGAGCAAGGCAGTGAGAGTGTAGTTCATACCACCGTTCTTGTTAACTTTGACGAGTTGGTTAACCAACCATCTCACCAAGTCCATCCAAGAGAGGGCGGCGGCGAAGGAGAACCCAGCAACAATCGCGTTGAGGGATTGAGCTTCGAGTTCGGAGGCGACGAGCGTAATGGTTTCTTTAGCAGCAGACATTTTTTATTATAATTAGATATTTTATTCTGGGAGGAAGTCTTCATCCAAAAAAATTTTTTTATATTTTTTTGTGTTTTTCATATACCCTTTAAACGTTATATTTTTTTCATCTTTCGATGAATTATACCCTGAAGAAGATTCCGATTCTGTTTCCGTTTCACTATCTGAATCTATTTCACTATCATCTGAACAACTCCTATCATCTGATATTTTAAAACATATATCGTCGTTATTTACCCATCCTTCAGGTTCACGAGTTTCCATTACTATCTATAGCATTTTTTAACATCTGTTCTGTCGGGTTTTTCGGCACCCATGTATCCCAATTATCATACGCCATGTTCATTTTAACAAACTTATATTCTCGTCCTGAGTATCTTTCAAATTCAATATCGTCTTCGTCTACTACGTCTAATTCTTCTTCTTCACTATCCGAATCATCATAAATTTCTGGGAAATGTGATCCAGTCTTTTTACCAACCTCGTTCATTGCGCAATATTTCATTGCGTATTCCATATCTTTAGCGAGTATAGTATCACGATCACACGCTTTTGCGTATTCGGCCGCAAAAACTATAGCCTGTTCCATGACGGGTTGTACAACGTTTATAGCTGTTTGTTGAAACTCTTCAACGAGATGTAATGTAGCATCTTTTTCCTGTTGATTCATATTTAAAATAATGTTTTAGCAATACCGTTCTCCACTCGGAGTATGTTATAACTATGCGCTAAAACTCTAAGTTCTCTTTGTGCTGTATGATCAGGTATTACTTTAAGTTTTAATATTTGATCTTTAATTAAACTAAAATTGACTTGACCTGTCGGATACCATCGTTCAGGTTCGAGTGCAAAACTATACGAATAATACCTTCTATAAAGTTGTGTTCGTGAATGATGTATACCACTTTGAACGGCACGTAAATTTATAACATCACCTGTTTTTTCGGTTAAAATTGTATTATCACCGAGTATTAGTTCTAAACTTTTTAAATGTTCATAATTAGTGTATTCATAGTTGTATTCTCGAAACTGAGAATCGTAATCAAAATTGGTAACAAAGTGACCATTAAGAACCTTTCTAAGTCTTTGAATTATAAAAAATAATTCTTTTACAGGATTTTTAAAATTGAGTTTATGTTTAACATCGACTACAGATTCTATATCGGGATCTTGTGGTATTATATGTTTATTTTCCTGTATTTGTGTGATAGTATAATCTTTACTGGTATTGATGAACTGTTCTTTTTCTTGTTCATTTAGAGAAATCATTTCTACATTTATTTTTGTATTTTGTATGAGTCCCTTTGTTCTTACATATTCTCCTAAGTAAACTACATTAGTATCATCAGCTGGAGTGCTAGAATGGTGGCCAAATACACAATCACCACGTTTTCTAAGTTTAATAACAATTTCAATTTCCTGTTTTTTTATTGCGCAAATGGGAATAGCAAGTTCGGGGTTATTATAGAAATAAAAGGGTATATCAACGAAAAATTTCTGTTTTTGTGTTGCAAATCCTAAATACCCAGAAATTATGTTATCGCATACAGGTGTACCTGAAAGTTCGTTTGGTTGTTTTCCAATAAGTTTTGATAAGTTATTTTGTTTTGTTTGTGTAACATAATTATCGGAGTATATAGCTAAGAAATCACTTGGTATACGTTGTATAACTTCTCCGCCTATGATAAGTTCTGCGTATTCTATTATAGCATGTCCTATAGACTCGACATATCCAATACCTGCTATACCAGATAATAAGTCCTGTTGTATTTCCGATAATTCGAATTTTAAACTTACTGTTTTTAAAAGGTCACCTTGGTTCTGGGGTATGGTACACCTTATGGTATTACCAAATTCAACTTCACCTTCAACGTCTAAATCGACAAAGAACGGTGCAAAATTCGAGTGTTTTTTAAAATTTTTTACAAAGTACGTATATTCGGGGTCATCTGTAAAAAAAGCGTCCTGTGGACCGGATGTTTCTAATTGAACACGACCAGCCATT